TTCATAACCTCCTGTTCTTTCTAATGCGCTCTTAAATTCCTCATCTATTCCTCTTTTGGAGTGCATTACAGGAAAGCCAATTAATTCACTTAATTTTTTTCCTTTTTCAAAATCTTCCTGAGATATACCCCGATGCTCCATCAACATAGCATTTCTGGTTTTATCTACGATATTAAGTTTTTGCTGTTTATCAAACTGAGCAATAGCACTCCATAAACCAGTTCCTATACGATTACGTTCAGGCCACTCCGGTGCTATTAAATCATAAATACTAGTTTTGTATCTTTCTTGAAACTGCCTATCTAATAAGCTCAACATTCGTTCATTAGGCTCCAGTGTATTTTTTCCTAATTCCCTGTTCATATCTTCTACTGTAGTATTATTGGGGTCATAGCCCATAGCTTTCGCCGTATCTTTTAGTGCATCTTGACGGGCTTTAAGCATTTCGCCCTTATCTTGAGGATCATCAAGATATTCATAAGCATGATCTTGTATGACAGTCGCCCTATCAAAATCTTGTGCCGTAAGTTGTCCTATGGTTTTATCTTCAGGTAAATCAGATAAAGCAAATTGATTACTCCACTCGGGGTTAATATTATTAAGATTTATATCTACTACGCCATACCCGTCTAAAGTAGAATAACCTGTTGTCGCTCCATATTGAAGACCTACTCCGCTAAACGCATCGGACATTAAATTTGCTCTTTCAGATACTTCTTCTGTATATCCTTGTTTGTGCATAGCCATTTGAGCAAGGTTAAAAAAGCTTCCTAACTTCCCCATACTCGTAAGAGCTTGTATCATGCCGGGAGTAGAAATCATATTTGTTTCTCTATCAAAAACAAAAGAAACTTTTCCAGAAGGGAGTTCAAAAGATCGTACATTGGGGTCTTGGCCTCCCCATTCTATCCAATTTCCAAAAGCATTTATTGCTCCTTTAGGATCAGTAAAAACACTTGTAACACCTTTTACAGTTTCTGAAATATTAGTTGATATATCTTCTATTATACTTTCAAAATTAGCGTATGAATTATACTTTTCAACCATTGAAGAAACCATGTCTACTGTACGCAATCCCGCACTTATTGCATCTAAAGTATTTGGTACACTACTAACATTTGTAAAATTGCCTATTATACCAGTAGGATCAGTATAGGAAACAGGAGAACCAAGCAAACTTAAACCTAAATCTGCTGCTACATCTTGTGGACTAGCTCTTCCTGATCCAATAGACAAATACGCACCGGGGGCGGCTCTCATAACTCCTAGAGCAGCTTTCTGGGCTGTAGGAGACATAGCAGAAAATTCTTCACTTCCTGTTACTGTTGAAGCAGCAAAATCACCAGAAGTAGTAGGAACTAAAGCAGGTTCAAGCTCACTAGCTTTAGGTTCTGGTTCTATTCTATCATTTTTAAAAACAATAGGACTACTTCCAACAGGTGCGGGACTAGTTACATTTTTTGATAATAAAGACGAACTTTCTGATATAATTTGATTATTAATATTAGGGGATAGCTCATTACCACGATGCACTATTTCCGCTAGGGGAACTGTTCCTGTCCCGTCTGAACTCTCTAATAAATCTCCAAAATATTCATTTAATGTAGGAGTAGTTGAACTATAACTTACACTATCGTCTTTTCTTTTTTTTGAGGGAGAAAGGGGGCCTCCTATTTCTAAAGCCGTAGAACCTCCGCTTACATCAATTGTAGGTTCTTGAATTGATTCCATTTCAACAGGCTTGGGGGCTGAAGACTTTGCTCCCAGTGCATCTTGCATTTCCTGCAAATTAATATTTGGATTAATTGCCATCTTTTAGATATATTTTTTGTTGCTCATTAACTTCATTCTTGAGGGATGTCAGAGAGTTGATTAGCTGGAGCTTGCCCTGCGCCCTGCGTATCTCTAAGTCCGATTGTTCCTGCGTTAGCTGGTCCTGATGGCGCTCCTTGAGGCCCTTCAGGTACTGCTCCAGACTCTCCCACGCTGGCTTGTTGTTGACCAGCGGGAGGAGTATTCGGCACGTTTCCTTGTCCAACATTTAAACCTCTCAGTACTTCTGCAAATATTTGTGCATCGTTCATATCATTAACAAGAAGATCAGGATCAATATCTTGTGAAATAGCCAACTCTCTTACAAGATTAGGAATCTTAATAAACGGTGCAAGCATAGGATTAGCAACTGTTTGTAGAAGGGCAGTTAATCTTTGACTGCGTACTTCTTTTTGCATAACTGCTGCAGTACCCTGTGGTTTAATTTCAAGATCACCTACTATTTCTGTATCTTCATCGTTAAACTGCATATTCCAATGGAACATGCTTTCTCCCAAAGGCTTCAATAGAAAGTCGTCTATGTTTTTTATAACTGTCTTAATACTTAAATTAGCACCACCTAACAACATACTTAATCCAGCAGCAGTTCGCCCTGTGCCAGATACTCCTGTTTGACCGTGCATAATACTTGGTAGACCTGTTTCCTCATCAGCTAATTGTCGTGCTGCCTGATACATTTGAATATTTTCAGGTGCTGTATTTGGAAATTTAACTGCAGTAATAGATGTACCGGGATTTCCTGATTGTCTACGGAAAACTTTTCCGGGGTATATGTCATAATTTTGTCCGGGTACAAGGGAAGCTTCATCTACATCAAATACTACGTTTCCTGCTAACGCTAAATTATCAATAGCCATACGAACATGACCATTCATAAGAAGTTGGGCATCCTCCATATTTTCAGGGATACCCACTCCAAATAATTGGTACGGATTTATTTCATAAGGAACTGCAAAATAGGGAATCCTATAAGGAACAAAAGGATTAAGTACTGCCCTTAGTATTAAATTCCCACAGGTCCATATGTTAACAGGTATTTCCATAAGAGAATTGTCAA